GCGGAAATTATGTTTTTAATCATCTGAATGCAAATAAGTTCTTTATTGTTGCTCATCATCCTTCCAATACTTATAACGCAGTCATTGCTGACTTAGTGGTGCCGAAATGAGTGTGATTCCATCTATAGCTGCTGGCTTGGTACAGTTGCAAGCTTTAGCCAACTTCTTAGATACGGGTAGCAGCAATGCTACTTTTTCATTTTATAAGGGTACAAAGCCTGCCAGTGTTTCGGTTGCTGCAAGCGCGGGCAATAAGTTAGTCACCATGAATCTACCAGAGCCGTGCTTTAAACAAATCAATGCTGACAGTATAGAGTTATATCCAACCGACACTGGGACAATAACACAAGCAGGCACTGCAACATGGGCGCGGTTATACAATGGTAATGGTGATGCTGTGGCGGATTTTGCGGTGGGCACAGATATTACTTTAGCAAATCCAAATCTAGTTCTTGGCAGTATGTTAATGATTAATTCAATTGTACTTCGTCCGTCCACGTAAAGAGGTGTGCATGTGTCAAACTACATCCCACCTGATAGCCATAATACTGATCTAAATTTCAATGAGATTATAGGCGCGGTTGATGCGCATAATGTTGTTTTGAGTTTTGGAGATGCTGCGGACGTAAATTTAGCGAGCATTGATGCTCTAATTGCAACTGAATTTAATGCTGAAATAAGCACTGATAGTTTAATCCAGTTTGGTTCTATTGATGCGGTGATGAATACCAGTTTTGCTGCACATATCGGTGCACATTCTGATCTTAATTTCGTACTTGGACTAAATCATTTAAGTGGTTTTAGTTATCAAAAAGCTTCACCTGCATTAATTGAAAGTCATGTCAGATATGGAAAATCGAGATTTAAGGCGCATAACAGCGCCTTTATTTTTGAGCGCGGTTTAAGTTTATCTAATGCTGTGATAACGAGTTTTGAAAAGGGGCAGATTCTACAACGCGCAGTGAGACTCGTATTTGATGAATCTACGCAACTGGAAAGCAACTATCAGCTTGTATGGCAAGAGAACGATAAGCGTTTTATTGGTCGAACTCTTGTTTTTGAAGAATCTGAAAAGTTGCTGATCAATCGGCAGACTGACTGGGATGAAATGATTCGAAAGCGTAAGAAAATTACGTTTAGTTATGAAGTCGCTGAAGTATTTGAAAAACGTTTCATATTCAAGCATGACAAAGGTTTGGAGCTGGTCACAACGGATTCAATCGCGTGGGAAGTGGCAAAAGCAGTCTATTATCGCAAGTCATCTGTCGATCCAATTGAACCACAACCAAAGCCTGAATATGTGGGCAGTACAGACTTAAACTTTGTGTGTCTATGTCACGACATTGATTCGCATAATGTAGTTTTAAATTTTGGTGCTGATGACTGCATACCAGGAATAGTTAATAAAAATTGGTGGTATATCGTGAATGATTTAAAAGTAACTCGTTTAGATAATGGTCAAGAAATACAGGTCAACAATGGTGATTATCGTTGCGATAGAAGTAGTTGGTGCTGGTCCTATAATTTAACAATCCCATTTTATGAAAAATCAAAGTTAGAGCCGATAAATGGGCAGCCTGTAATTTTAAAAATCATGGTCAACGGCAATGAGCATCGAATGTTGCTTGAGAACATTTCACGTTCTAAACAGTTTGCAAAGGATGTTTATAAGTTATCTGGACGTAGTCCAACTGCTTTGCTTGATGCGCCATATTCGCCAACTCGTTCTTTTACCCAAGAGAATGAGCGTACATCGGTGCAACTGGTACAAGCTGAACTTGATCGAGTGAATAGCGACATTGTGCTGCATTGGGAATTGATCGATGCATTAGGTTGGGTACTACCTGCAAATAGTTTGAGTTATTCGAATTTAACCCCGATTGCTGCAATTAAATTGATCGCAGATGCGGCTGGTGGCTTTATCTACAGTGAGCCGAATAGCAATACATTGACAATCAAGCCAAAGTACAAAAAGACTTTTTGGGATTCGATTGCAATTAATGAATATGATCGGATTATTCCTGAATCTATAGTGACTGATCTATCCACGGACTACACTGTTTATCCTGATTACAATAGTGTATTCCTTACAAACGATCGCAACGGCGATACTGGTCAAGTCAAGCGTGTAGGCACTGCGGGTGATGTATTGCAAGAGTCGGTTAATAGCCCATTGCTCACATCAACAGCAGCGATGCATAGCAAAGGACGAGAAGTTTTAGCAAAAGCGGGTATGGTTGAAACACATAGTTTATTAATGCCCATTACGCAAGCAATTGGTCAGTGTTTACCGAGTGAACTAGTTGCATTTAATGGCGATTGGTGGGGAATCACTGACGGTGTAAGCGGATCATTTAGTTATGAAAAGGTAACGCAAACTGCATCAATAGAGAGGGTGAATCGTGAGTAATGCATTATCAAGACTTTTGGATTTATTCCCTAAAACGCCTGAATTTATTGCAACAGTGCAGAGTGCAGATCATCCAAACTATAAAGTTTTAGTTGTGGATGGTACGGGGCTTGTGCTGTGTACCAGTTCAACAGTTTTTAATGCGGGAGATCGAGTGTATATCAGTGGAAATGAAATAAAACGAAGTGCGCCAACAGGCGTTGTATATCAAATCGAAGTTTAACTTTAAAACATAAATATAGCCGCCATTTTAGGCGGTTTTTTATTATTTGGAGAAATAGGAATGCAAGAAAATACAATCCCGTGGGTGATTAAAATCTTTCCAGCCGTTGTAGGGGCAATTCTTGCTCTTGTGCTAAGCGGGGATATTGACGCAAATGGCAAGATTCAAGTTTCATTAGGGGTCATTACTAAATTCGTTTTTAGTGTCACAGTTAGCTTGTATGGCGGTTCAGCATTTATAGAGTATTACGGTTTTCTAAAATCAACAACTATGTTCCAAGGCTTCATCATGTTGATGTTTGCCGTGTTCGGATTGCTGTTTATTGGTATTGCATATCAATCAATTGCGCTATTAAAAGGCAAGTCAATATCTGCTGTGATTGCAGAAATTAAATCCGCATTTGTTGCGATTATCAGTGGTAAGGGTGGTGATCAGTGAGCAAGATAATAACTATCACAGCAGGGCATAGCAATACAGATTCAGGGGCAGTTAATGGCAGTGATCGTGAAAGTGACATCGCCCAAGATATGCGGAATATTGTTGCGCATTATCTGCGAGCCAAAAGCATCAATATTAGAACTGATGGGGAAGGCAAAGGAAATGCTTCGCTCAATGAAGCAGTCAAGCTCATCAAAGGATCAGCAATAGCAGTTGAGTTTCATTGCAATGCTGGTCCAAAATCAGCAAAAGGCGTTGAAGCACTTGCTCAGCCAAAAGACAAACTAATTTCGCAGAAACTTTGTAGTGCTGTTTCATCTGTTATGGGTAATGTAGTTCGTGGAGATAAAGGTTGGAAACCTGAAAACTCTGGACAACACTCTCGTCTGGCATATGTTAGTAATGGCGGCATCATTCTTGAACTATTTTTTATCTCAAATGATGAAGAGCTAAAAATCTGGAAAGATAAGAAGTGGTTGATTGGCAAAGCTGTTGCTGACGTATTATCCAACCACATCTCTTGAATTTTGACGAAATGCAAAACCTCATTAGAGGCTTTTGTTTGCTGTGTACATAAGTGTGTACATATTGATTTTAATAGCAAAGTAATTTAAGTATAAGTTTTTGAATTTAATTAATTTTATAGTTAAACACTTGTATTTTTAGCATTTACCCTCCGCATCCGTTTTTGATTCTTCATAAAACCGTTTAGCTTTTTCAAAATCTGATGTCTTTAGGATTGGAAAGCCTTTTTTATGGCAATCAACTATCTCACAAAACTTAAAAACACGTTCCGCCATCTCTAAGCTGTCACACCAGTACATTGCTTCACTAAACCAAGATTCTGTATAACACATTTCTTTTGCATGATCTTCCTCAGAACCTTCCCAAACTTGCACTTCAACACAATGATCAAAAATCTCTAATACAAATTCATTGCCTTCTTTCTCATTCATGCTTTTGTAGCGAGCAACTGCTTTTTCTGCTAGTTCTTTAGATGCAGCAGGGCATTGCTCAAAAGGGCTATCACATTCTGGTCGCATAGCCACACACCACAATTCTGATTTACTCATTTCCCACCCCTTACTGCTTCACATCATAATTAACAGCACCAACAGACAGACCGAACGCACTTTCAAAAGCCTTATCAAATCCACCGCTTGCAATGAATTGGTCGATGCAGTTTTCAGGCTTTTGATGCTTTTCGACATAGATAGAAAGCATGTGGTAATACAAATCAGCATTACAATTAATCTCAAGAATCACACCAGTGCCATTGTTCACGCGCTGTCTTAAAGTCGCCTCTAGCTTACGAACAAAGCCGCTATGCAAGTGATGTGACTCACTCGAAATGTTGTATAAAGCGCCTGTTTGACCTGGATCAAGTTTCAAATTAAACGGCTTGTCTTTGTGCAGCTCACCAATGATGAAATTAGCTACCGCAATGTTTGTTTGTTGGATTTCAGTCATTGGTTGGCTCCTGTGCTGAAATTGCAGATTCAATAATTGCCTCATGGTGCGCTATTTTTTTATCTACTTCATTGCTTGGCGAGTCCCATTTTGCAATATGCGCCCAATTAAGGCATTCCTCTAAAGTGTCAACTGGCACCAAAACAAACCCTTCCGGCACCGCTTGAGCTTTTTTCACACTTGCTAAATCCCTTACACGGAATTGATGAACGGTTCTATCATCCAAGTTATTGCAAACTACAGTCACAACATCATCCAAATGGTCGTGTAAAGTTTCTTTTTCATTGTTTGCATCAACCGGAACATCAGTCCATACGTTGCTTTTTTTGCGGCCCACAACCTTGTAGCTGTAAAATTCATTTGGCCCAACATATCGTTTTTGCTCAATAGTGCAGAAGTCACCAAAACCAATTTTCTGAATATCCATCACGCCACCTCAACTTTTAAAATGTACTTTTGACCGCCACTGGTGAACTCGACCACTTCACTTTTGGCAAGCAAGTAATGCCCAATCGCTTCCAGATTTTTAGCACTTAAACCTGTTTTGGCCCTTGCTCTACGTCTGTCACACTCAAGACAGATATTTGACTTTACTGATCGCTCGGAAGTACCACATGATCGACATGGCGCAACAGGCTTATAGCTTTTTAAACCTTGCTTTTCAGCACGTGTACGCAAAATATGGTTTTGATGACTGTTATGGCGCTCAGCACTTTGCAAAACAGTATCTGCATTGCAGTAATTAAACTCAGCCTTGTTGGTATTTACCGCCTGATTAATCTGACCACCACGTTTAACAAATTGAGCAACTGCGTCTGAGTAGTCTG